TCAAGGCTGCGCACATAAAGCATCAGCGCTTCTTGCCCAGACAAGCGCGCAAACTGATCGGCAGTCACGCCAACCTGTGGCGCGATGTTCTCAAAGAAGTCTGCCATAGGACCAGCGCCAGTGGCAAGGAAGTCACCGACTTTGTCGTTCACATCCTTGATGATGTCGGCAGTCTTATCCATGTCAAAGCCGACAGTTTGAGCGCCAACCGCAAAACGCTGAAACTCTTCTGCGGTCGTGCCTGCGATCTGCGAAAGCGTGGCGATCCTGCTTCCCTCAGAAACGATGCGCCGCATCTGCGCGACAACGGCACCCGCCGACAGCGCCGGAAGGAAGCCCTTGGCTGCGTTGATTAACATGCCAAACGCGCGCGAGGTGGAGTTCAGGCTTTTATTGCTTTCACGGGAAAACCGCTCAACACGGCGCTGCGACCGCTCCATCGCTCGCGTGAACTCGCGGTCGCGTGCGCTCAAGATGACGTTCAGTTGTTCTGCGCTAATCGCCATCGACTTGCCTCACAAGCGCGCGGTATTGATCCGCTGACATTGCATCTGCACCCGGCTTCTTGGGGCTGTGTGCATCATTCCAGCCCTCAAACACAAGCCAAGCGTCCTTCGGGATCATATCACGGATTTCTTCAGGACGTAAGCCAATCACAATTCCGTTGCGGATCATGCCCCTAACGTTCAATCGGTTGGGCTGTGGTCCTCGGTCTTTTTTTTTGATGCAGCTTCGTCCATTGCGTCAGGCATAAAAGCCACGCCGACGATAGCCTGAGCCAACTGAAACAAGTGCATCAACTGATCTGGGCCGCACTGCATCAAAACCTTGTCGGCGTCGTGATCCTTCATGCCGCCGCCAACCAAGCCGAGAGCAACGATGTCGCGCACTTCTTTGCTGGTCGGCTTCTTTCCGCGACCAAACACACCTTCCCAGAAATCAAAGATGCCGCGATGCTTATCCTCGAACCGCTCGATCTCGCGATTGCGCAGCACAAAAGAATAAGAGGTGTCGCCAATATATTCGACGACACCTCCACGCGGCGCTTCAGCCGTAATAGTCATCACGCAGCCGCGAACGTAACCGTGCCAGTGCTTTCGAGCGAGAGAGAGTAGGTCACGCCACCCTCAGTCTCGCCACCGAACTCAAGCGAGGTGATGCGGAACGCGCCAGCATATGTGCCGAAGTCAGGCACAACGATCTGGAAGTTTGCCTTGCTGTCAGCCGCCATTGCCACGGTGTTCATCCGCGCTTCGGTCGTGCTGTCCTCGAAGAAGCCGTCGCCAGTCACGGAAGCGTTCTTCAAGCCTGCCAGCGTCTCAGTCCAGAGCGCGCCTTCGGGCGTGGTGCAGTCAGGCGTCGTAACGTCGATTGGCGAGTTGTTGATGGTGAGCGACTTGCTGTTCAAGCCGCAGAGATTTGCAAACGCTTCGCTTGCTTCGCCGTCGCCGATTTTCACGAGCAGGGCGCGTCCGAGTTGTTTAGCCATGATCGGCCTCCATAGTGCTGCGCTTGCCCACGGCGCGGGAGTTAGGCGGTTTCCTCAAGCATTGCTTGAAGCGCGATGACAGCCGTATAGCCACGACCTTCACCATCTCTTGTAACTGAATAGGTCTGAAAGATCAATTCGACCAGTGTGTGTCCTGTGACTGTAACGCTTGCTTCTTGACGATGCAGCGCCTCCTTTACAGCCTCAACCATCTGCACAGCCTCAACTCGACCAGACGGGCTGCGAGAGTGTGCTTCGATGGAGATGCCAGTGAGTGAGCCTTCAATCGTGTCAGTGTCAAACGCGCTCGGCTCAATGTCGCCAAAGCGCATGTATGGAAATGTCACGTTCTGCGGCGGCTCATCATAAATGCGAGCGCCGACCAGCGCAGTGACGCCAGCGTTAGCGGCCAGCGCCGCGCGGATGCCCTTCTGCAAGGCAAGTGCAAAGCCGTCAGCCATTGGTCACTTTCCTCGCTGCCTTGTTAATTGCTCTTTGCACATTGTTTCTGTGTCGCTTGGCAAGATGCCTTTGCATGATGTTCATGTATGGGGATGGATTAGTTTGACCTCGATTTGCTCTTGTTGCGCCACCCTCAACTGATCTCGCTTTAATTTGCGCGTCAGCCGTAGGGGGCGCAGCCTCAACAGATCCGCGCATCCCATCTCTATCGTATTGAGTGTGTATCCATTTCTTTAACTGGCCGCTATCAACAGGCACAAGCTGACGCGCCATGCGCGCACCAGCTTCAACATTGCGACGAATAACCTTTGCAATTTGATCTCGAACTTCATCAGGAAGTTCGCTTAATTGCCGTTGCAGTTTCTTTGCACCCGTCACCCTCACGACGCCACCCCGCGCATAAGGTGGAACTCAAGCACAGTGCCTTTGGCATCGACCTGCATCACATCCTTGATCGCCCAAGTCTTGCCACGAATGACAACGCGATCAGCCGCAGTGATGGTCTCGGTCACGCTGTCCATGCGAACGCGCATCGTGGCAGGCCCGACATCGGCCAGAGCGCCGCCTTGGATCGCCTCTTTGCCCGTGCGCTCGCGCATGTCAGCAGAGCGCTTTGCAAGCGTTTTCCAACCTGTGTAGCTGTTGCCATAATCATCAACAGCGCCTTCAACGAGGCGCTGGAACTCGGCACGCTCGCGATAAAGGCCAGCCCTAACCATACCAAGACCTGCGATGCATATCGAGCAGCATGTCGAAGCCGTAAGGTATGTTGCTCAACTCATCCATCATGGTGTTTTCGCGGTTGTCATACCAATGGCCGATCAACAACATCATCGCATGACGCAGCGTCTCAGGCACATCAGATGGCGATGTGCCGTAGCCCGCAACGTATTCGATACGGATCGCGTCCGAGCGATCCTGCGTCACAGGCCAGTTGAAGCCGTCCTTCGGGCCGATCTGGGTAGTGAACGGCGTGCCTGTGATCTCATAATTGCTGAGAGTGTCGGTTTGCAGAACACCAGCTTCGTCGTAGTATTTGACAGCCGTCACCGAAGACACAGGGCCAACGGTCAAGCGCACGCTTTGCGGCGGCACGCTGTGAACCCATTGGCCCCACTTCTGCTGGATCATGGCGTGGCCGAGAGCGCCTTGCGCATCTGTGTAGGCAACCGCGACCTTAATCAACCGCGAGATCAGAACATCATCGTCGGGATGCTCAACGCGCAGTTGATCCTTCACCTCTGCCAAGACAACAGGGGTGGTTGTAGGAGCCTCAAGAAGTTGCAGCGCATCAAAGCTGGTTAGAGGCTCATACATGCTTATTCGTCCTCTTCGACCTTCACAGCCTTGCGCGTGATCGGTGTCTTAACTGCGCGCTCAACCTTTGCAGCCTCAACAGGCTCGGCGATGCCAGCCGAGATGAAGCGCACCGCCTCGGCTTCGTTGCAGTCAATAATATCGCCAGCGTTGTGGGAAAAGTCGATGCCAGCCATCGAGGTGAGCAGTTTAACCTTGGGCATGATTGCCTCCTTTTGCAGATCAACTTAGGAAGTGAGGCGACCGAAGCCGCCTCACCAAGAAGTTGACCTTACGACGCTGCGAGCGCGAGGTGCTTGATTGCTGCGGTGTTCGTCAGCACGCCGTCGAAACGGATGTAGCCGAGGATACCGAAGTCGGGTGCGAAGCGCTCGCGTGCAACGTAGAGCGACGGTGCGCCAACCTTGCGAACGTAGAACTTCGACATGTCGCCGAACAGCATGACCTTGGAAGACACGCCCGAGCCGACATTCGCCATCGCTTGGTTGACCACAACGTTGTAGCCGAGCAAGTTCTGGGGGATGCCTGCCTGATAGTTGCCCATCTGCCAAAGGTAGTTGCCGTCGCCGTCCTTCAACTTGCGCACAGCGGCCAAGGTGGCGTCAGCCATCATGATCGCGGTGTTGGGCGAGTTGCGGTAGGCAGGGTCAACCGAGTGGATCAGGTCAATGATCTCATCGGCGGTGATGGCGTTGGTTGCGGCTGCAACCTTGCCCGCTGCCGAGTTGGTCACGATGCCCTCAACGTCCGAGGAACCCGAACCAGTCGTCAGCTTGCTGTTGGCGATACGGCCAAGGCGCTCACCGATCAACTCACCGAGCAGGCTCTCCATGTTGAGAACGCTGTCTGCGTTGAGTTCTGCCGACCAGCGGATCCACTCGCTGTCGAAAGCAAATGCGCCGAGCGACTTCTGGGCGAAGGTAACGTCCTTGCCGCCATCGTCGGTGGGCTGTGTGCCTTCGGTGTGGGCTTCTGCTGCAACAGTGGTGTCGTCAACAGTCGGGATGTTGAACGGGTTGCCAGCAGCCGTGTTGATGACGGTGAAGAACTGGTTGCCATACATCGGGCCAGTTGCAATCATCGCCTTCTCGATGAAGGTCGCCAGTTCGGTCGGGACGGTGAAGCCGCCAGCCGAGTTGGTGCCGCCAGTTTGCACGCGGTATTCTTTCAGAACGTTGCGCACTTCCTGATCGACGTAGCCTTCGCCACCAGCGGCGATCATCTCAGCGAAAGCCGAGCGATAGTCCATCTGGAAGCCTGCATCAACAGCAGGAGCCGAGCCAGCTTGGCCCATCGGACGACGGGAGACATCCACAGCTTCGCCAGCGCGAAGTGCGGTTTCGACCTTTGCAAGACGCTCAACCTTCGCGCCCAGCTTGTCGTGGTCTGCCATCATGGCGTCGAACTCGCGCTCGATCTCGGCAGCGCGGTCCTCGGGAGTTGCGTCGGTCACTTCCGACAGCTTGGCGCGGGCCTCGGTGGCGATCTTCGCCATCTTCTCCCGCAGGTCTTTAATGTCAGCCATCTTGGGCCTCCTTAAGATGCGCTTGCCCAAGGCGCGGGACAGGGCCAACAGCGGGAGCCGCTGCTATTCAGCCAAGCGAGACTTCATGCGAAGCCGCCGTGCCGCTTGGTTTTTCCGTTGCTCTTCGCGGTATTGCTGCAAGGAGCGCAAGCCGATCTCAGTGCCATCGTAGGCCGGGGTGGTAACGATAGACACATCGTAAAGCTGAAGGTCTTGGATGACGCGCTTGGGCATGTCGCCTCGGTCGTCCCATGCCTGCCGGGTCGGAATGAAAGCGAAAGACATCTTGTCCAGATCGCCGCGCTTCATCTTCGGAACGATAGCGCGCACATCTGGGTCCATCGGATCCAGTTCGGTTTCAATATAAAGGCCGCGCTCATCCTGAGACATGCGAAGCGTGCCAGAGCGCGTGCGCGCCAGCGGCAGGCCAGCGTGGTTGATGAGAAAGACGACATCGTCGTTGCGCTCAAGCGCAGAGGTGAAAGCGCCAGCCTCAATGACCTCGGTGAAGTAGCCACCGATGTTGGTCTCTTGGCCGAACACGGCTGCATAGCCCGCTACCGTGATGGGGCCATCATCTTCCTGCCGAATTTCGACAGGCTCGCCGAGCGCGCGGATTTCTGCTTTGGACATTTTGGCCTCCAGATTTAGTGGCAAAGATACCACAAGCGACCGATCTTCGTCTATAGGTGCAGCAGGCTCAAACAGGATCGGCTCAAAACCGTTCTCTTCTAGCCACTCTTGCGCCTGCTCAACAGTGAAAAAGTCGGTTTTGAAGCGGATGCTTTGCACCTGCGCCTCGCCATCAAGGATGCCGTAGACGAAATCAACTCCTTGACCGCCCTCGTTATTCACCCTGCGGAAGCTGTCAAAGCCTTCTGGGTCGCGTATTCTCGCCGCGTGTTCGCCCTCATATGGGCGTGTTTCAAGCGTTTTCGGCATCATTTTGCCCCGAAAGCTGCGCCGAAATAGGAACAGTAGCGCCTTGGATCATCAGGTTGTTGCCTTCCGGCATCGGCGACATGTTCTCAATGTCGCGCACCTCGTTGGGCGTGCGGATGCCGTTCTGGATCGTGGTCGCGTGCGCTTCCATGCGGGTCTTGAAGTCGCCGCGCAGAAGGCCGTCAACGTTGAACTCAACATACTGCCGCGCGCCACGCGGGAACAGCTTAAGGTTCAACTCCTGCTCGAACTGCTCGATCCAGCGCTTTAGCGTATGCTTCACGAAGTGCAGGTCTTGCTGCTCAGTGTTGCTGTAGGTGCCGTTCGTCAGGTCTTGCAAGAACACAGGCGGCAGGCTGTAGATGCGCGCGATCTGCTCAATGCTAAAGCGCTGCAACTCAATCAGTTGCATCTCATTCGGGTTGAAGCCAATAGCCTTGAGTTCGTGACCCATTGGGATAGCCATGACAGGCTTGCCGTCGCGCGCCAGCTTCATGGTCGTCTTGGCAATGTCGTCAGACGCGCGCATCGCCGCAGCGCCAGATTGGAACGGGCCTTGCAGCGTCATCGGCGGGATGCCGCCAGATTGGAACGCCTTAGAGCCATACTTTGTCGCCGCGATGGCAAGACCGATGGCGTCCTTGTTCGTCATGATCGGGCCGCGAATATCAAGCTGGTTGGCCTTGAGCATGAACGAGATGTCGATGACCTCGTTGGCCTGATACTTTATACCCTTATAGGTATAGACCTTGACCAGCTTGCGATCCTCAAGAACGTGATCGACGCGTGTGTGATGCGGATCAAGCGGCCAGATGTTGACCACTTGCCCGTTGTTGTTGCGCTCGATGTAGCTGACGCAGCGACCGCCCGTCAGCACTTGGTCGAACAAATACTTGCGCCACTCAAACGACGACATTTCATCGTTGGCGACATCATGCAGGATGCCAGCCAGCGGGCCTGTCTCAACGCGCTCGCGCCCATTGCGGGTCTTGCGGTAGACATGCAGAGGCAAGCCAGCAAGCGTGCCGCTGATGAAGTTGACAGCAGACCACACCGCCGGGACGCCGAGCGCGTTGTCAATCGTGACGTTGATGCCAGACTCAGAAAGCCCGCCGCCCCAGCCCATAACCTGCAAGAAATCTTCCGCAGAAACAGGCGCACTGGGGTTTTCGAGATTGCGGGCCTCCGGCTTGCGGAAGCGATCAAACAGGGCCATCAGGTTAAATCCACGCGCATGGTTTCGTTGAAGCATACATCATTCAGCGGCAAGCGTAAAGGATGGGTCATCCCACGGTGACACCTGCAAGCCGCCGTCGTCTTGCGCCTCAACGCCAAGCGCCATCGCCAAGGCCACAAGACCGTCGATCTTACCGACCGACTTGGCCTTCGTCAGCTTGCGGTTGCCAGCCGGGTCGCGCTCCACGACCGCGTTGGCAGCGCACATGTTGAGCAGCGGGTTGCTGCCGTGGCGTAGCTTGCGCTCGGCGACCAGCCGTTCCAGCTTGTCCACCGCTGGTGCCATATCTTTGAAGCCTTGGCCGAATGGCGCCATCGGGATCGCCGCGCCGATGGCGTCAAGTTCGCGCTGAAAGTCGTGGATGCGCCAGCGGTCATATGCCATCATCTGCAACTGATACCGCTCTGCGGCCTCGGCCACTGCACGCGCAACGATGGCAGGCACGATCACAGGCCCGTCGATCAGGGTGAGGAAGCCCTGATCTGCCCACAGATCATACGGCACCTTTTCGGCCTTGGCCTTTTCGCGGATGCCATCGGCAGGCAGGAAGAACTGCGGCACAACGTGGTATCCTTCGTCGTGCGGGAACACCATTACGAAGGCGGTCAAGTCGCGGCTCGATGACAGGTCAAGCCCAGCATAGCAAAGCGCGCCATCGGCAATGTCAGGCTGCGCGCTGTTCGCCTCCCACTCTGTGCGGTTGAGAAACGGCGTCGTGCCTTCGATCCGCTGGTTGAGATACAGCCACCGAAAGCTGGCCTCCTTGGCTGGCAGTCGCGCGGCCTGCTTGGCGAAGTCCTCCATGTCGCGCAGGCTGCGGAACTCGCCAAGCGCCGGGTTCGCCATCTTCCAAGCCTTCTTGTCCATGACCTCGCAGTTCTCTGGCGCGGCATACACATGGCTCACGATGCGCGGGTCTTTCGCGTTCTTCGCGTCGTCCAGCCAGATCGAAAACAGATCGCCGTCAGTTGCCGCCTGCGTGCTGATCGCGATCAACAGCGGGTCTTCGTGCGCGCCCTGCGCTGTCTCGATTGCTTCGATGAAAGCGTCTTGCTGGCCGCGCACCTGCCCGACCTCATCCAAGATTGCCAGCACTGGCGACAGGCCATGCGCCGTGCCAGCCTCGGCGCTGATCGCCTTGTATTCAACATTCATCGGCAGGCCGATCAGCATCTTCTGCGACGGCACGATGCGGATGATCTTCGACAGGCGCGGGGAAAGGCGCACCATCTTTTCCGCCAGCTTGAACACAAGCGCCGCCTGATCTCGGCTGCGCGCGCCGCTGATGATCTGGCTGTTCAGCCGCGCCTCTGGTCCGACGATGTGGGCAAGCAAGATGCCAGCGATCAAAGCCGACTTTCCGTTCTTCCTCGCGACCGAAAGGTAGGCGCGGCTGGTGCCTTTCGGGTTGTCGTAGATGTCTAAGATAAACTTGCGCTGGAAGGCCATCAGCTTGATCGGCTCGCCGACGCTCTTGCCTTCTGGCACTGGGCAGAACTGTTCAATGAAGGCGCATATCCGCTCGCCGCGAGTTATGACCCGATCCAATTAAATGCCCTCCGCAAGACATACGATCTGACAAGGCTCACGGCTGTGAACGCCAAGCCGATTGCAAAGCTGTCAGCAACCGTCACATCGTAACCAAACAGCGGCAAGATGATTATGTTTGCCGCAACACTCACAAGATAGCCAATCAGCACGTTGGTTGATGCCTCAACGGCGCTCATTAAACGGCTTTGCATCGCTCTGCCTCAAGCTGGTCGTATGTCTGGCCTGTTGCCTCAAGGGTGGCTTGTTGGCCTGTGAAGTCCTGCCAGCGTTTGATTATGACGTCGCAGTATTTGGGGTCGAGTTCCATTACATGCGCATCGCGGCCCGTCTGCTCCGCGCCGATTAACGTCGATCCAGAACCGCCGAACAGGTCAAGGACCGAAGTCAGCTTGATGTGGTTGCCAAACGCCCTAACCGACAAAGCAACGGGCTTTTGCGTGGGATGGACATAGGCTGTGTCTTTTTTAACCTCCCACAAATCGCTTTCGTTTTTAATCGCGTCATCAACTGCGCCATCAAACAGGCAAAACTCATGCTGGTGACGGTAGCCGCGCCCCAGCCCAAAGACGTTTTTGGCCCAGACGATGCACGCCTTGTAGGGCAATCGGCCCTGCAACTCGCCGTAAAACTTCCAGTTGCACCAAACGTAAACCGCCTTGGCGCGCTGCGCGGCAATAACGGAGCAGACCTCACCGATAAAGTTTGTGAAATCAGATGCAGACAAGTCATCGTTTTTGATGACCTCATGCTTACCGCTGCGCCCGTTGAACGCCACGTTGTATGGCGGGTCCGTAAAAATTAGGTCAACCGCGCGGCCACCCATCAGCTTGTCCACCGCATCAATGCTGGTGCTATCCCCGCACATCAGCCGATGCCGCCCAAGCAGCCACACATCGCCCTCAACCGTGACGGGCTGCTCTGGCACCTCTGGCACCGCGTCCTCATCGGTCAAGCCCTCTGTGCCTTCTGCATGATTGAGCAGCGCAACCAGTTCGTCTTCGCTGAACCCCATCAACTCGCCGAAGTCGCCAGCCAAGTCCTCCAACTCAACGCGCAACGCTTCTTCATCCCAACCAGCGTTCAGCGCCAGCTTGTTGTCGGCAATGACCAGCGCGCGGCGCTTACGGTCGTCCAGCCCGGTGACGACCACGGCAGGCACCTTGTCCAGCTTCAGCTTGCGCGCGGCCAGCAATCGACCATGCCCCGCGATCAGGTTGTTTTCCTCATCAACCAGCACCGGGTTGGTAAAGCCAAATTCGCGGATCGACGCTGCAAGCTGCGCTACCTGCTGATCGCTGTGCGTGCGGCTGTTCAAAGCATACGGGATCAAGTCCTCAACGCTCACAACCTTGTGCGAATAGAAGTCCATCAATTTGTCCTATCTGGTGGCATGGCGATCAGGTCATCAGCCGCAAGGTAGCCAAGAACCTGCCTGCCCTCGTTTACGTTCTTCGCCGCCGCGTTCAGCGTGCGCGGGTCTGATGCCTGTTGGTTCAGCGACATGGATCGGATCACGGCAAGCTGCCTGCGTTCAAGCGTGTCAATCACGGCAATGAGAGGATTGGGTATCAACGTGCCGCGCTGGTTCTTGATCAAGACGCCTGATCGATCCAGCGTTTCTTGATGCTTGCGAATGTCGGCCTCCATGCGCACGACCTTGGCAAGCAGTAGCAAATCCATGTCCCGCCAATCTTCCCTCGCGCGCGCGCGCGTGAACTGATCCCAAATAACAAGTTCTTCGTCGCTGCGCAACTCTACGCCGTCAGGCAGAGGCACAGATTGGATCGCCCCTTGAAATCCCTCAACCGCTGCCGTCACGCTGTTCTTGTCGCTGCGCCGCTTCATGTCATCCTCTGGTTTTTTCCGTAAACGCGAAAAGAGACGTG